CATCACGCCGCTTAACGATAATCATCCCCGGCGCAACACCAAGGCCGTGCGGGATTTGCCTGTTGCTCGTGCCGTCACCCGTCCATGTGACGCGCCAGACCACGCCGGCCTGTTGCTTGAAGGCGTACTCAATCCGGTTGTTCGTGCCGGTATAGCCCGACCATGCAGCCTCTGCCGCAGTGGTGTTGCTCGCAAGCGTGAGGTTCAGACCGCGCAGGCTGTCTCGGTACGCCCAATCGCCAGCCGCTACCCGGTCCTTGCCGATGAGCAAGTCCGGCGTGAACGGTAGAGCGTTGATCGCCGCCTGCATCGCGTTCGCCGGCTGAGCCAGGATCGCGAACACATCCTGCGGCTTCAGGATCGCGCCACCGCCGCCGATGGGCAGCCCGAGGGACCGCTGCGTGCCGAACCGGAACGGCATGGGTCAGCTCGCCAGATACGAGTACGGGACGGAAGCGGTGCCCGACGCGACGGACACCAGCCCCGTGCACAGCGTGTCGGCCTCCGTGACGTACAGCTGGCCGGCAGGGACCGCGATCATCCGCTTGGCGCCCGGCGTTCCGGTCGCAGCCGGCGTCGTGTCGGCGCCCACGTTCACGCGCAGCACGATCGTCGCGGTGCCGAGGTTCTGGAACTCGAACTTCTTCCGGTTCGCATCGGCCGCAACGACTTGTGTCGCCGTTCCGGCCGTCCCGCTCGTCGTGCCACCGCCCTCGGCAATCGTGGCGCGCTGTACCGTGCTCGCCGTGACCGTGCCCGACACCGGCACCGGCACGCCCGCCGCGTTCCCCTGGATCGTCTGGGCCTGCGTACCGGCCGTGCCCGGCGCCGTGACCGACCCGCCGGACGATCCACCGCCACCGCCGCTGACGTTCGTTCCGTCCGGGTTGACGACAATCGTCACCGGGACATCGTCGCCGGCTACGGGGCTCTGGCCCGCGCCGATCCGCATGTAGTCGCGCTGTGCCATCCGAGCGTCCTCAGTTCGTGTTGTTCGTGACCATGTTGTACGCAAGCAACGCCTGGACGATGCTTCCGACCACTTGGCGCAGCCCGTTGATGTCGCCCGTGAAATTCCCGGTGATCGCCTGTTTCCCGACCGGCGCGCCGCCCTGGACCGCAAACCCGCCAAGAGCGCGGATGTCCCCGTTTGACTGAACGCCGCCCGCGACGAGATTGTTGATCGTGGCCGTGCCGCCGATGTTCAAGCCGCTGCCCGTGAGGGTTCCACCGGCCGTCAAGCCGTCACGCACCGTCACGCCACCCTGTGCGTTGATGTTTTTCGTGGCGAGCGTCGCGAACAGGACGTTTAGGATCGCGTTCAGCGGCGTCCCATTGTTCTCCGTCGAGACTAGAGACAGGTTGCCGTCCGTGTCGAGGTAGAGCTTCCCGAGCACCGTCGTGCCATTCGGGCGCCGGCTCTCGAACTGAAGCTCGCGCGACGGCGCCCCGGCCTGTGCGGTCTTCGGCGGGATCGTGACCTGGGGCAGATTTCCCTGTACGTTCGACGCGAACATATTCACGCCGTACACGTTGTTGTTACCATTGTCTTGGATCGGGATATCGACGTTCTTGAAGTCGAGACCGTCGAACTTCACCCCGGAGCAGACGAGCAGCAGGCCATTCCCAAGGCCGTTGAAGTTGCAGTTCGTGACCGTGCCGCCAGGAACCGCAGACGCGCCGAAATAGATGCCCACGGTCCCGGGGATCACGCCGCTCGGCGGCACGGTGATGAACGCGCCGTCGCCCTGGAAAACGCAGTTGTCGATAGAAATCGGAACATACGTCGGGCAATAGATGCCGTATTTGTTCGAGCGAATGAAGAATGTGCAGTTGACGAACGAGGCCGTGAACATGGGCACGAGAAATTCGACAACGTTCCCGTAGTTCGCGCCGACCTGCGAGTTCGTCACGTATAGCTGCGCGAGCAGCGACGGAGAGATTTCGTTCGCCTTCGACACCGTCGAGATAGCGCAACGGCAGTAGCCGATATTCGTCGCGTCGATGGTTACGCCCTGGACGAAGTTGTCGTACAAGAACCCGATATCGTGCGAGTTCATCGTGCAGTCTTTGATGTTGTAGATCAGCCCGTACGTCTGGTCCGGATGATGCTCGGGAACTATGGGTGATCCACAGACAGCGATGCCGATGCCCAACGGCGTCGAGTTCTCGCCGGACGACGATCCGCCCTCGGTGATGCAGCCGTACATGTTCACGTACGTCGTGCCGCGCATCGAGATGCCGCGTGCCCAATGCGCGCGGCGGAACGAGCCGGGCGAAGTCGTGCCGGTGCAGGTCACGCTCTGGATCAGGTTGAAGTTGATGTGAGCGTGGCCAGCCGCGCCATAGTAGATGTTCTTGAAGCACAGGCCCTCGCCAACACCCTCGGCATCCGTGAGGCATGTGAAATCGCGGGCGTGGATGCCGTTCTTGTTTGCGGCGAACTGGATTTCCAGGCCGCCACCGTTGGGGAAGTACAGCATGCACGCATCTTGATGCGAGCCGTTGATAGTGACACCGCCGCACGACGCCTGGAACGTGAGCACAAGCTGCTGCGAGAACCGATAGGTGACACGCCCCCGGTTCTCCATCGACAGGTGCCCGCCGCCCGCCGCCTGGATCGCGGCCCAGCACGCGAGGAACGCGGCGCGGCTATCCTGAACTCCGGTCGGGTCCGCTCCGTAATCGTCCACGTGAAACTCACGCTGGATCAGCTGAAGCGCAGTCCGGGCCTGCGCGGGCGTTCCGGTCAGGATCGAGCGACCGCTCGGGCTGCTGTCCGCGATCTGCGACGCCGTGACGGTCGAGGGTGCTCCGCCACCGCCGCCGGCCCCGAACCTCGGGTCGTCGTACGCCGCCACGCCGCCGGACACGCCGATGTCCTTCGTGGCCGCGCCGCCGAGTTCGAGGGCGACGCGCGCGTCTGCCGGCAGGCCAGTGAGGATCGCCCGCCCTGAGACGGTGCTGTCGAGGATTTGAGAGGCCGTGATGGTGGTCGGTCCGGTCCCACCACCGCCACCGCCGCCACCTGCCACGATCCCAAGCTCGCGCAGCAGTTCGATCACGAGCCGGCGGAACGGATCGTACGTCGGGTTCCGCACGGGGCCATCGTTCGTCTGACGCTTGATCGCCGACTGCGTAGTCTGGTCCGTGAAACGCGACATCTCGCCCCCAACTGCGGCGTGTCGCGCTGTCCCCCTAGACGCTTGGCCGATATACCGCGTCTTCCGTGTCCTGCATAGGCTCGCGGTGGAACTCCGCACGGGTCTTCTTCACCTCGCGCGGACCGACCGGCATGGCGAACGTGAGCGCCAGGGCATCGGCGCGATCCGGCGAGGCATGGCCGCCGCCGGTCGTTCCCTCGCGCTTGCGCATGTCGTCCTTGCTTTCGAGCATGATCGCGTTCTTCACGTCGTGGTAGAAGTATTCGCGGGTCGTGAGTTGTACTTGCAGAATGTCATCGTCAGGTAATGAACCGCTTGTTTCGATCCAGTCCCGAACGCAACCGTACATATACGATCCGCGATTGACGTATTTCGTAGATGGCGAGCGCCCCCCGAAATATATCGGCACCACGCCAGGAACGTTAAGCTGTTCAAGTCGTTCCGGGACACCGGCCCCCACTCCGCCACCATCAATGAATATCGCATCAGGCATATCCACGAGTGCGAGTTCTGCGATCTTGCCGGCGACGAACATCAGCCAATCTTTGCGACCCCCCTCCGGACGCATGATGACCGGCGGTAGCGTACGCGCGTCGTTTCCGCGACGACGGTAGATGACAGTTTCATCGCCACCCGTGTGCCCAATATCGACACCGTAGATAAGTGGATCGGTGATGTTCGATAGAGGTTCGCGCCTCCGAGCCGCCTCCACATCTTCCGTGGCAATAAACTGATCCGTGGCCTGACGAGGAAATTCACCGCGTATCTTGACGCGAATATAGTCGCTGTCTTCGCCATATGTCTCAACGTCCTCCGCGAGCTTACCTTTGTTCGGGATGCGCGCCTCGCGACTGTCCACCTTGAAGCAGCGGTACAGTCTGCGGATTTTGCTATTCATGTGCGTGTCGTAGAAATACCCGCTGTTACGCGTGGCATTACCAAACAGGAACTGCATCGGCTCGCCATCCGTCAGGCCGCCGTCTTGCGTCTCGAAGATGTTGCGCTCGATCGCGCTCGCCTCGTCGTTGATGTAGTACGACGTGCTGTCCACCGCGTGCTGGCCGGCAAAAGCCTCGGGTGTCTCCTTCCGCCACGGGATCGCGTCACACCGCCATGTGCCGGGATGCTGCCTGTGGACGCGGCGCAGGTTGCCCTTGCTGGCCGAGAAGTTGAACCAGCGCTGCGTCAGGCCGCGCTTGTGCCACTTGCCGATCTCGGACCACGTTTTGGTCTCAAGCTGCGGCGAGGAGTTCGCGGTTACGATGCCTTTCGAGTGGGGCCGGGTGGACATGAGGAAGTCCACGATCCAAGCGACCAACCCCGATTTCCCGACGCCGTGGCCGGCCCGTGTCGAGAAGCGGATCGGCATGACGGAGCGCGAACCATCGAACCCGCGCTTTCGGATTTCATCACCCCATTCGGCGAGGAAATCGACCTGCCACACGTCGGGCCCTGGATGATGCAGTAAGTCACCTTCGCCCCATCCATAGTTGTACAGGACGAACCCAAGGGGACTATCCGCAAGGTCCGCCATGTCGATTGCGAGATCGTGGTCGGATAGTTCGCTCAACCGAGATCACGTCCATAGTCGCGCATCACGCGCTCGTTCAGTTCCCGGCCTCGGCGCTGGCCGAACGAGCCGTCCGCGTTCCGGGGGATCGGCGCTCCCAAGCCCTCCAGCCGCCCGTCGTATCGCTGCGTGACGGGGATGCCGTGCCGGTCGAAGCCGTCCACCTCGAATGCGAACGTGAGCGCGAGTTCGGGCCCCGAGACCTGCTTGCCGTTCACGCCGAACCACTGCTTGATGTGGACGGTCTGGACCTTGCCGTCAGGACCCTCGAACAGGACCATACCGCCGGTCGTGTCGATGGCGAGGATCGTGCCGCCTTCGGAGACGATCATTCCTCACCCCAATAGCTGATATCAGCCTCGGCAGCATCGCCTGGCGTATCGTACTCGTCGCGCGTGTCACAGTACGATTGCGCCACGTCGTTCGCGTATTCCTCGACTGCGGTCCCGTCATCGAAGTGTTCGAACCCTGCCTGTCGGCACATCTCGCGCACGAACTCGGCCTTCCATTCTTCGTCCGTCATCTCAATTCCCCTCCGCTGGCGGCAACCCCGCCGCCGCTCGTCTCCGTGCCCGCAGCACGTCGGCCACGTCCACCGTGACCGCAACCTGCGTGTCGCCCGAGATCATCTTATGGATTTGCGCGAGCTTGCCTAGGGCCTCGACCTTCGGCCACAGGTGCGCCTCCATCCTCAGGACCGCCTTCGGGTTGTCCGGATCGTCGCCGGGCTTGTGCTCGATCTCGCACTTGAACGACTTCAGGCCGGCAAGGGTCACGTCGTCCGCGTCGCTCAGGTCGAGGTACGCCGTGCCGTCCTCTTGAATGCGCATCACGGCCCCAAGGGTGGCGAACGCGACCTTGGCAAGCTCTTCCTCAATCTTCTGCGGCGTGACCTGTAGGCGGGCCATCCTGCGCGCCGTGAGGGCCGCGATCACGGTCCGCACGCGCTCGCGCTTGAGCATCTGGGGCGCCGTGGCTGCGGCCCGTTCGACGCCGGTCTCGCGCAGGGCCCGCGTCGCCGACCGGGTCCGCATGTAGGCCATGACGAACAGGCGTTCGGTCTCGGACAGGTCGGTCAGCTGGACGTCGAGGAGTTCCTCGGCCTCGATGTTGGCGAGCGGGCTGGTCATGGCAGGCGGTCCCAGGTGACGACGGTCGAGGGGGTGATGTCTACCACCACATGGTCATCGCCGAGACCGATCACGGGAGCGCGATGATAAGTGACGCCGAACGCCCCGATGCCGCTCATCGTGAACGTGGCCGTGTTGTCGTTGAACAGCCTCAGGTCGGGACCCATCGCGAACGCGAGGCGGCCCCGAACGATATGCGGCTTCTCAGTCATCTCGATCCCCCTCTGAAAATGAAAGAGCCCCGGCGCGTCCAAACGCATTTCCGGGGCTCCAAAGAGAGTTTGTGGCCATCTCCAGGGCGCATATATGCTAACAAGCCTGCTGCCAGGACGGGTTAGCATATCTCTATTCTACACATCACAACGCAAAAGAAAACCCCGCCGGTGAGGGCGGGGCGAAGTTTCAGCCTACCACGGTGCAGCAGCCGGGGAACACCTTGCGGATCTTGCCCGTGTCGTCCTTCACAGGAACGTGGCGCCCCTCCTGCGGGCCGCAGACCACGCCCTCGAACGGCGTGCGGTTCGGGCCGCTCGTGAACTTCACGCGCTTGCCTTGAATTTCGGATGCTGTTGCCATGTCATGCCCCTCGGGTGCTGTTGCGACAGTTGTGATGTGGCACAGTCTCACAGATCGGGCAAGTACCGCTCGCGCTTGTACGGCGGCCGGCGTGGCCCGTGAATAACGCTGTTGTGCCCGACGTGCCAGCCGCCGCAGTGCGGGCAGCGGTAGGCGGACAGGTCCGGATCACCCACGCGCTCGGCCGCGAGACGCGCCGCGAGCTTGCTGGGCTCACGGCGCTTGCCATCACAGGCGTAGGCGCGGCGCTCGTTCCGGCTCACCGCCAGCCCTCCGCAAGCTCCCACGACTGTCCTGACGGCTTCCTGGCGATCAGGATGCCCTTTCCCGTCAGCCGCTCGGCAACCGGCGTCGGGATCAGCGCGAGCGTGTCGCTGTAGTGCCAGACGACGCCGCGCCGGGTGTGCGTCTTGACGACGTGCTGACCCGTGCGGCGCAGGGTGTCGATGGTGGCGTTTGAGCCGACGAGGCCGTTCATATCGCCCCTCCATACGTCTCGCGGTCCCTGGCCCGCTGCATCAGGTTGATCATCGGCTTGAGGCCGGCAGGGGTGTGCCTGGGCACTGACGGGCGCGGGAATGGCGCTGTGTACCGCACGGCCAGGATTTCCATGCGCCCATCCTCGTGGACCATAACGTCAGCTTCAGTGCCTAAATCGTCTCCGGACGAGCGATCGAAGCCCGTCGCGAAAGTCCGGCCCATGGCCATGTAGGCGAATGCGTCGGCCATATCAGACGACGGCGGACCTCTGCTCTCCCACACCACCGGCCGAGACCACACACGCTTACCGATCATAGGTCCACCCCCACACGAACGCCGCGCCGACGAGGATCAGCCACACCAGAAGCATGAGCGCTCCACCGAGCCCGAGCCCCAGCCAGAGGGCCAGATGCGCGACAGCATAGCCGAGGCCCCATGAAAGTCCGATAGCCACTGCGGCCGCCAGAGCGCATCCCAGGGCCATTCCGAGCCGGGCGATCACTTGCTCGCCTCGATCAGGAGTTCGCCGAGGAGCACGACGACCCCTCCCAAGGCACCGCCAACGACGGCTAATCCAATCCTGTTCATCATCACATCCCCTCCATCAACCCGCCCACCAAACCACAAACTTGACGAAGGATCAACAGGACTGATTTCCCAGACCGACCAGTCGGTAGGTAGCGAAAATGGGAAAATTTCCCACGTCCGAATTCAGATTTTTTCATCAATGATTTCAACGGTCTCCACCCCTAATTCATCAAAAACCTCAATTATATCAATATCTTATATACTGAGTTCCCTGAGTAGTAGAGATCTGAGATGTTCTTAGTATCATTGTTTTGGTAGCTTGCCATTATGATACAAGCCGATATATACCGATGGCGCCTAGCAAATCTATGTTACCCATAGAGGTCTTTTAAAAACATTGAGGGGCGTATATTTATGGGAGCCCAGCGGAGGTTATGTCCATGAAATCATTGAATGATCCTCCATCGGATTGTGAGTTGCACCCCGACCCTCCCGGCGATCCTGGGGGCGGATTTAGCCCCACCCTGCCTGCCGGGTTGTTTGACGCAGCATCAATCACGGATGAGTTGCATAGGGTGTGCCTGACCTATTCGACCACGGCCGAGTTTGCGGCCGACGTGGGGCTGTCCGTGGCGCACCTGAGCCAGATCATGAACGGCCGCGCACCTGTCACCGGGTCCGTCGCGGCGTTCTTCGGGATGCGGCGGGCGTACGTGTACGAGGTCGCCGAACTGAAGTGCCCGTACGTCGAGCACGCTAGGCGGGGGTTCGTACGGATGTCAGCCGCGTACATGGCGGCGCGTGACGTGGTGAAGGCCCGACTGGATGAGGACCAGGGCATCTTGCCGGCGGACGTGTACGACGCGCGGCGCGAGGCGGCGCATATGCGGATGGCGCACTCGCGAGCGATGGTGACGGCGCACAAGCCGGTGACGCGGAAAGGGCGGTACGCGATCCGAACGCCGGTCGAGGTGCGGGCGCCGGGCGAGACGCGGCAGAAGACGATGTCGCTGGAGCGCGTGCGGCTGCTGGTCGAGCGCGGTGACGAGTTGACCGGGCGGCAGTTGCGGATGGCGTATGCCCGGCTGAAACAGGTGCTGGCGCCGAAAAGCCGGACCCTGCCAGATAGCCGGGAACTGGCGCTGGCGCTGATGGACCGGCTGAAGCTGAAACCGCCGCCCGCCGAGGATAACCGGCCGGTGCGTGCGAAGGCTCCGCAGAGCCCGGCGCTGAAGGTCGGACAGGTCCGCCGGCAGAAGCAGGCGTTGATGGCGCTGGTGATGACCGGCCTGCCTGTGAAGGTGACGGACGATCAGCCGGTGCGGCTGGCGGCGGCGCTCGCCCTGGTCGAAGACGGGTTGGTGCAGAAGCTGAGCGACGAGGTGTCCCGCGTCCAGGCGGGGCGGATGGTGGCCGGCGAGAACACGCGCCGGATGCGGCGGACGCTGGCGATAGCGCGGATGGGGGAGGACCGGATATGAAAACGTTCGATAACTGGAAGCCGGAGCCCGTCAGGAGCGGGAGCCGTGTGCGGTACAAGCGCGGGGCGGAATGGCGGCTGGGTATCGTGCTGGAACGGTATCGAGACACGCTGGAGAAGTGGCCGTTCAGCGCGTGGTTTTTCGTGATCGAGGACGAAGACGACCGCGCGATGTACACGACGCGCCACGCGAAGGTGTACGTCGAGCCGGTCGTGCGCCCGCGCCCGAAGTCGAGCCCGCACGCGGCGACCGTGGAGCGTGAGCGCGCGGTGCTGAAAAGCGCGCTGAAGCCCGGCGCGACAGTGAGCGTGAGCGAGGACGAGGCCGCGCGGATGGCCGCCGCAGAGGAGATGATCGAGGCCGAGGAGGTCGAGGTCGTGAGCGATGGGATGGTGCCGGGAAAGGGGCGCGGCGCGAACCGACTGCGCCGGGTGGTGGTGCTGGCCTGGAGGATCGACGCATGACCGCCGCAGAGCGAGACGAACTCGAAACCCTGCGCGAGGAGAACCGGCAGTTGCGGGCACTGCTTTTGCCCGAGGCCGTGTTCCCGCCCCACTGCCGGCCGGACCCGACCGAGCAAAAGGCCGCTCTGGCGATCAGGGCGGCGTCGCCAGGGCTCGCGAGCCGCGAGAGGGTCCATATGGCGATGTACGGCGACAGAGCCGATGGCGGGCCCGTCAGCCGGAATATCGTGGACGTGTACATGTCCCGCTTGCGGAAGCGGCTCGCCGGAACGGGGGTGACGATCGAGACGGTTTATCAGCGCGGCTGGCACATGGACGCCGCGTCCGCCGCCCGGTTTGACGAACTGCTGGCGTGTGGTAGGTTGACGAGCGATCAAGTTACGGAGGGGACGAGATGAATACGAAGTTGACGCCCGAAGGACATCGGCTCGCCAATGCGCTGGTGAAGGCGGATCACGAGTTCAAGGCACACCCGACCGTCTTCCATCCCGCTCGCCGCGGCGACAAGACGTTCGAGTTCCGCAAGGACGACCGAGGCGGCTACCACGTCGGCCAGACCGTCTGCCTGCGCTGCTACGCGCCCGAGACTGGCTACACCGACGATGCCCCTCTGTACCGGGTCATCACCGACATCCTGCGGCCCGGCGAGTTCGGCTTGCAGGACGGCTACTGCATCCTGTCGCTTCGGCCCCTGACCGCGCCTGAGGGTACGAGGGCGCGCCTGCGGGAGGCGTGGCGCTGCCCCAACTGCCGCTGCCACACGTTCGCAGAGGTGGCCAAGCAAAAGCCAGACGGCAGTTTCGGCCCTGGCCCTCTGGTCCGCTGCGTCAACTGCAAGGGCACCTTCCCAACCCCCCTCGCCAGCCCGCAACCCGCTGTCGAAGGGCCGGTCGCGGCGGGGGTGGGGTGGAGGCCGATAGAGACGGCGCCGAAGGATGGGACGCACATCCTCGTCGCCAGAACTGCGTCCAAACCCATCCGTGCATGGTTTTCGTACGACCGCTGGTGGATGCACGGTTGCGGTCCTCTTGATAACCGTCCCGCCGATCTGACCGGGGCCTATGCCCCAACCCACTGGATACCGCTGCCGGCCGCTCCTGTCGCCACCCTCACGCCCCCGGCAGACCCCAAGACGCCGGATGCCGGGGTGGGGGGTACGTCTGACCGGCTGACCAACGCCGACCAACTGCGGATTGCAGCCTGCTACCACCGGGACAAGCTCCCGGCCGGACTGGCGGACGAGCTTCTGAGCCTCGCCGACGAATGGACCGAAGAAGTCGACACCCTTCGGTCCCCCAAGACGCCGGATGCCGCCACAGGGGGATCGGTGGGGGATGGGGGCCTGCGGGAGGCCATCGGAGAGTCGGCTTTTGTCTACATTCTCGCTGATAAAACCGACTTGGACGGTGAGCTTCATGTAACTAGATGGTCTCGCCAATCCTGGCGCAACGATCCCAAATTTGAACCATCAATTCGTGATCTGGCGTACCGGATCGCAGACGACGCCATCGCACTCGCTCAACCCGCCCCGGTGGGTGGCATCCGAAGCATCCTGACCGAAGCGCGCTCCGGCCTTCACGCCTTCACGGGCGGCGATGATGGCGCGTGCGGTGCGACCATCGCCCGAATTGACGCTGTGCTTCGGGGCTTGCCCGCCCCGGTGGGTGAAGACGAGACGGGGGTGCGGGAGGCGCTGAAGAAGGCGATAGCGGAACGGGATGCGGCGCGGGAAGAGCACGCCCGCGCAGAGGAGCATATCTGCAATCTAGAAATCCTCGCGTATATCGACCCAGAGCAGACGTGGAAGGACGCCGCTATCAAGGAGCGAGTGGCGCGCGTCGCCGCAGAACGCGCTCTCGCCCCCCAACCGCCCAAGGCCGAGACGCCGGCAGGGGTGGGGGACATGGACAGGGGTCTTTGGCTCGCTCGCGATTTTATTCTCGGGGCGCACGCTTTCTACTCACCCGAAACTGGATCGGTCGTTACCGGGGCTGCAAAAGACGCCATCGCCGCCATAGACGCCGTCCTCTCCACCGCCCCAGCGGCACGGCCTGGAGACGGGGTGGGTCTGACCGATATCGCGGCAGAGCGGCGCCGGCAGATTGAGGCCGAAGGGTGGACGCCGGAGCACGACGACACCCATGCCGCCGGGGAGATAGCGAGGGCGGCAGCCGCCTACGCAATGGCCGGCGCCAAGCAAACCGACTTCCTGCGGGAGAATTTTCTCGGAGAGTGGGACCATGGCAAATGGTCCGCCGTCCGTAGTCAGTGGCCGAGCGGATGGGATTGGTCATGGTTCAAGCCGACCACGCCGCGCCGCGACCTCGTAAAGGCTGGCGCGCTTATCGTCGCTGAGATCGAGCGCCTGGACCGGGCCGCTCTCGCCGCCGCCGCACCGGCCGCTGACGGAGGGCGGGCGTGATGGCTTGCCAGTCCGACGTCGATTCGATGAACTTCGATGCGGCCGTGGCGAGCCGCGAGGCTGCCATGTTCGCTGGAAGTCCTCATGTAGTGCTGAAGCCTCGAATATTCCCAGACGGGGATATGTGGTGCGTGCTTCTTGGAGAAAACCTTCAAGAGGGTATTTGCGGCTTCGGTGAAACTCCGGCCAGGGCCTGCTCTGCTTTTGATCAGGCTTGGTATCATGGAAAGACGCCCGCCGCCGCTCGCACCGCTCTCGCCAAAGCGGAGCCCTCCGCATGACCGCCCCCGAAGACCAGAACGGCCTGCGCGAGGCGCTGGCGCAAGAGGTTTGGCATGCGCGGTATGGCCGCCGCGAGCCGGAAGAAGTCGCAGACCGCCTCATCGCCGGCCCCCTCGCTCCGTACCTCGCCGCCGAAGCCGAGATCACCCGCCTCAAGGAGGGGATGGAGGCTCAGAAGCGGTTCCATCTCGAAAGCCTTCGCGAAGCCCATCGCGGCTTCGTCATGATCCACGATGGCTTGGCCGAGAGCACGCAGCCGAAGCAGGCGTGCGGCGAGGTCTGCGCGCACTGGCGCGATCGGTTCGCCGCCGAGATCGAGCGCCACGTCACCCTCGCAACCCTCTCCCCGAAGGAGCAACCGTGATGGGGGGCCGAAAGCTCAGTCGCAGCGAAATCGAACGCATTCCACAAATGCGCGAAGACGGAATGACCTATCGGGCGATTTCAAAAGAAATGGGTGTGTCGGAGTCTAATGTGTATTGGCATTGCATTACATTAGGCGCCGAAAGCCCGAATATATCACGCCCTCTTGGTGAATATTCAGGCCCTATGGCGATCAGACGCGGCGCCCGTTTGGTGCGAAGATTTACGCCGGACGAAGATCGAAGGCTTATTGATCTAGCCAATGAGGGTCTAAGCACTACTGAAATCAGCCGTAAAATTGGGCGGCAGTGGAGTTCAACTCATATGCGGCTTGCTGCCTTGGCTCGACGCGAAGCTAGATTGGAGCATCCCCATGGCTGAGACAACGAGCGCGCCGAGCTTGCAGGAGCTTTCTGACCGGGCCACGCCCGGACGCCTGGACCTGCAAGCGTTCGATCTGGACTGCGGAGGCGTTCCGCTCATCGCAGTGCCGGATGATATCCCGGTCGGCGGCACGCCAACAAACGGGCTCGTCGCCATTGCGACCTTACTGCCTTCCGAATGCCCGATAGATCATATCGGGCCCGATCCCCGCCGCGCACAGGCTAACGCTGCGTACCTCGCCCGCCTCTGGACCGATCACCGCGCTGGCCGCCTCATCGATCCCACCACCCTAACCGAGGCTGTCGCCGCCGCACGGGCTGAAGGCGTCCGCGAGGGGCTGGAGCAGGCGGTTGTTGCCGTGGGACAGCTGCTTGAGGGTCCCTTCTCATCACCAGAGGAAAAATACCAAGCACACGTTCTGGCCGGCCAAATCCGAGCCCTGATCCCCGCCCCGCCGACCACCCCCGGAGGCCGGACCGATGGCACTTGACGTGACATCAAGTTAGCGCGAATGTGAACCCGTCGCGCAGTCGTGCGGCGGGAACCATCAAGGGGGACGACCATGACCACCACGTACGCACCGCTGTTCGATGACGCCGACCTCGCGACGCTGGCCGGCAGGCCGCTGGAGACGTTCGCGACGACGAGCCCGAACAGCTTCACCCTACCGGCGAGCGACACACGCCAGTTCGCCACCCCCGCCTGGACCGGATACCCCGACATCGCCAGTCGCATCATCCACGACCGCCAGTTCATGGACCTGTCCGAGCGGTACGACCAGACCGAGCCGTCTGACGACGATCTCGCGGCGCAGGCAGACCGCGACCGCCTGTTCATCATCCTCGGAACCGCCGCCGCCATCATCGCGCAAGTCTGTTTTGTCGGCTACGCCCTCGCGTCTATGGTTTGGTGATCCGCGCAGGATCGCGTAATCCGAGCGGCCGGGGACAGCGGGCGGATTTTCTGTGAAGTATGACACCGACGCCATAAGGCGAGACAACCCGCTGTCGGAGTACCTGCCGAAGCGCGGCATCGAACTCAAGCGCGACGGGAACGAGTGGATCGGGTGCTGCCCGTTCCACAGTGAGCGCACCGCCTCGTTCCAGATCTACCCCGGCAAAAAGGGCACCCAGGAGTTCAAGTGCCAGGGGTGCGGCGTGGAAGGCGACGTGATCGATTTCGTCCAGCAATGGGACGGCGTCGAGTTCGCC